TCCCAGTATGTAATCAGCTCAAACTCAATATCACCCAGTACCGCAAACATTATTCGTACCCCCGACGTTGTTTCTGAGCCAGTAGACGCTCCAGCATTTTCTCCAGCTCGTGCAGGCTTATATTCAGTGCACCGGTCAACCCGGCAGGCACGGCAGTCTCTTTGCCATTGAGGTAAAATTGGGGATTAAAGGTGACCTGAATATCACCAGAGGTTCTGCCACCGGTTGATGCTGAACCGCGTCCTGAATTTCCTGCTGCCATGATTTCCCGCGATGGAATGCGGGGAACGTCAGGAGTCATTTCGTCTGCCAACCGTCGCCCAGAAAAACGCGGGGCAGCAGTCGATATTTGAAAATCAGGCAAGCCTGATAACGCGTTGATAACAGTCCCCACCATACCTCTGGTGGAGGTAAGTAACCCTCCGGTATCAAAAGACGGTGCTGTGAGTCGGTTAGCCCTGTTGTTATCGCGTATTTCTGGCCCTTCAATGATTTGTGGAATTGAAGGGATCATTTCTTTTGCCATACGTTGCCCGGCCAGCGCAGCCAGTGGCGTAGTGCGTTGCAGGCCGATAGCGGCACCCTGGCCGATATTGTCACCGAAGCCCATGAATACGCGGCTAGGGGAATGAATGCCCAGCGTCTCTTTAAACCAGCCCGAGATCGAATTACCAAAGTTAACGATGGTATCTTTTGCGGCCGCAAGTTTATTGCCGATCCCGTTCACCAGCCCGGCAATCAGGTTGCCGCCGAAGTCAGTAAAGTTTTTCGGCAAGTCGACGCCAAACCAACTCATGACCCCGGCAAAGGCCTTATAGAACAACCCAAGGGGCGACCAGTTCATGATGAGTTTGCCGATGCCAACAATACCACCGTTAAATGCCGTCTTAATACTGCCCCAGATACCAGAAAACCAGCCTGTCACGCTGCCCCACGCCGATTTAATACCACTCCAGGCACCGCTAAACGCAGAGGTGACCTGCGCCCAGAGTCGCTTAAAGAATGCGGAAATTGGCCCCCAGTAGCGGTAAATCAGATAAGCAGCCCCGGCGATGGCAGTAATAATTAAGCCGATGGGATTCATCATCAGCGCACGACCAATGAAGAGAACGGCCCGGCCCGCGAGCATCAGGCCGCGAACCAATCCTCCACCGAGCACACTGGCCAGCGTTCCGGCGCCTTTGGCAACAGCGCTGAAGCCGGTCACCAGCCAGCGGAGTTTGCCGCCTTCACCCAGAGCGAGCGATAGCCGCAGCCAGTTGGCCCGCAGGAGCACGGCGTTTTTCCAGACATTGACGAAAGGTGAAATAAGAAGATTCAGCCCGAGCTTGAGGCCGATGGTGGCCATCTTGAATGCAAGTAATGCACCGATTACCTGGATCGTACCGCTCACGAGTTGCGGATTAGCCGCGATCCATTTTCCAACGCTGTTCATTATCGGGATAAACGTTTCCCCTAACTGGATCAATGCCGGGCGTAATGATTCACCGATGCTGATAGCCGAGTCGTTAAAGCCAATCTGTGTTCTGCGCCAGCGCCCTTCGAGCGTATCATTCTGTTTCGCTGCATCCTTGTCCAGAGTAGCCATTGCTGAAGGAGTATTCATTTCCTGCTTGTTAGACTGGTATTTATCCCAGCCCTGACGCATCGACAGCAGATGGTTGACGGTCTGAATATCAGTAAATACTTCCGCCAGCCCGAAGGACTCCATCAGCTTTTGCTGGCCTTCCTGATCACCTCTTGAGCCTGCAGCTTTCCATTGCTGTACGAATGCCTTGCCTTTACCGTCGATAAATCGATTGGCAATCATCAGAGAGGCTTCATATTGAGAGAGACCCTGGGCTACATAATTTTGCATTGACCCCTGGTAATCCACGCCAGCCTTAGCGTATTTCTGCGTGGTATCTCCGCGTCCCATTGCTGCCAGCCAGTTGGACATATTGGTGACGGCTTCTTCCGCTGAGCCGCTGCCTTTACCTACTTCCAGACTGGCGACGATCTGGGTTATGGCGTCTTTACCGTAAATACCACGTGCAGCGAAGGCTTTGGCCATACCGGGTAACGCTTTCGCCATATCCTTCAGCTCAAACGAACCGAGCTTGGCCCCGGTTGCCGCAATCCCAAACGCCTGCTCCAGCTCTTTGGCATCGGTAATTTTCAGCGCATCACTAAAGGCATAGGTCATTTTGGCGAGGTCAGTCATATCCGCTTTGGTGGCTGTGGCCGCTTTACCGAGCATCCCGGCAAAGGTCGCAGCCTGCTGCGGATTCATGCCATCGGCAACCAGTTGGCCAACGCCGCCCAGCAGAGATTCCTGGAGCTGATTGACCTGCAGGGATGCCCGACGAATGGCAGTACCGATGGCCTGTTCCTGCCTTGAATCCAGATCGCCAGTGACGCTGATATCGCGTAGCTGGGATTCAAACGATGAATATTGTTTGACAGAGGCCATGACCGGTGCGCCCAGCGTTCGGGCGATACCGTAAGTCTCTGCCCCCTGACCATAGAGCGCCATACGGTTGGATTTTAGCGCATCACTGGTGGCCGATACCGCCGACAGACGGCGCTGCTGGCGCTCAATCTGCTCCATTGTACGACTCACGCGCAGCAGATCGCTGTTGAGGCGTTGCATCCGGGAAGAACCCAACTGACCATAGCGTTCTGTTGCACGGGTTAAAGCGTTCTGACGCTCCTGAAGGCGGCGTGACGTATCGCCGAGAGAGTCAAGGGCGCGGCGGGTACCGCTGACGGCAGAGCGAAAGCTGCTCCCGACAATGCCGCCAATGATGACGCCGACTGAAAAATCACTGGCCACGGTGGTTATCCTCTGAAAGCAAAAAGACAGGAGGGAAATGGTGGGGAACCATAAAGAACAGCCGCGAAGTGCGGCTGCCCGGGGCTGGAGAACTACTGATTGTCGCCGTACTCGCTTTTGATTTGCTCTTCAGCCTGATCCAGCCACATTTCCAGATCGTCAGTATCGAGAGCATCAATCTCCCCCGGCTGAAACCTAAACCACCTCGCCAGTAGCCCCTGCGCCTGCATCAGCGTCTTCGTTGCTCTTGCCCAGCCCAGTGATTTTCTGAAATCGTTTCTGTAGATCCAGATAATCCGCTAAATCCATATTATCCAGGTCTTCAGGAAGCAGACCGGTGCTGCGAGAAATCAGTGGTTCATCCCAGTCATTCGGGTCTTTGTGGACTTTTTTAACCTGCTTGAGGTCTTTAACCGTCAGGCGTTTAAGGGTGAGCTGGGGGATTGATTCCCCCGCCGCTGTGGTGAAAGGGTATTTCAGAATAAAGAGTTCGGCTTCAGATTTGGTTTGTGACATGTTCGTGCTCCTGTGTAAGTTCAGAGCAGTATGTCCGGTAAGGAGGGCGACAGATATTAAAGGGGATTAAGAAGAAAGGGGCCGAAGCCCCTGTGATATCAGTGAGTGCGAAAACCCTTGCAGTTGCGCAGGAACGCAATGAGAAGTGCCTTTCCTTCGGCTTTACCGATGCCAGTGAACCAGTGGTCGGGTGGCGTCCAGGCTTCAATCAAATCAGCCAGCTTGCGGGCCTTTGAACGGGTACAGTCAATCGGATCATTGGTTTTGCGGATATTAAAAAGGTTTTCTACCCCCGGAATATCCAGAATGGTGAACCAGGTACCATTCCCCATGCCGATAGAACCGCAGTTCCCGCCTTTGTCCTCAATCTCGACGGTCACCGTCAGCCCCCAATATTGATGCGGTAGTCAGTCAACTGGTCAACGCCGCCGACGCGGAAGATATTGGCCAGATAGTCCAGCTCCAGCAGCTCTTCACCGTCCAGCACCTGCTTGATGTACGTGCAGGTGAAGCTGCTGGAGAACTCGGCGTTCTCGTGCTGCTTGAACGTGCCCAGCGGGTTCTTCTTGAACATGATTGTCAGGAAGGTGACCAGTGGGATTTCATCAATCAGTCCTTGTGAGCTGTAACGCTGCACGCTGGAGCGGCACTGCAGGGCCAGCGATTTATACGGATTAGCGGCAGACAACATGGCGTCGCGATAAAAGCTGTTCCACTTGATCTCGCCTTCCATTTTGTCGAAGCCTGCCGGGAGTTCCACCTTGCCCACCATCCCCAGCGCTTTGTGCTCCTGCATGGTCATGGACACGTCAGGGAGTTTGACCTCCTCGGCACGGCCCAGCAGGTTAGCGCCATCGAGGTAGATGTTGGCATTGGTGATGCGGTTGATTTCAATCTTTGCCATCAGCTATTCCCCTTCAGGGTTAACAGGTATTCCGAGGTGATCTCGGTCTCAAACGTCAGTCGCTCCAGCGGCGGTGGCGGCGTGTATTTGTAGCTCAGTAACAGGTGACCGGCAGCCAGTTCCGTCTCTTCGTTGCGGGACGGATCAAACCAGCATTTAAAGCCCAGCAGCGCACCGTCGCCAATCAGCTTACGGCCATAGGCGTTGACCGATTCCGTCAGCGCATCAATCAGTGCCTGGGTAATCGGCATGTCAATGTACTGCTGGCTGAAGTAGCGCAGGGACTCGTTGATCACATCGCCAGTGCGTCTGACGTTCTCAAAGTTGCGCATATGCGTCACCGTTGGCCATGCTGCCATACGGTTGCCCCACAAACGCAAGCCGCTGCCGTAACTGCTGAAGACCGTGGTGATCCCCTGTTCGTTAAGCAGGTTCACCTCGCTCTGCGGGTCGTCAATCATCGCCGACAGCTGACGCTCCACGCCGGTGATGCCCATGATTTCCTGGTTGGATGAAGAC